AAGGCCGGTGAAAACATTAATTCTTATATTCAGGTGGTTTCTCAACCTGTTCACCTATCCTGATATTGACGATGTTTATCCGTATCCAGAGGATAATGATTAATGGGTAAACGATTACCTTACACGCCAAATAGTCAAATCAAATCAGCCCTGCGCCGTTTGTGGTTGAGAAGCCGGGAAAGGGCGTCTGCTATTAAAAGAGATAAATATACGTGTCAACGATGCGGTGGAAAGCAGAGTGCGGCAAAAGGTAAGGAGTTTAAAGTCGAGGTTCATCATTTAGACGGTGTTGAAAACTGGCAGGAACTTTACAAAGCGATTAGGCAATATCTTTTAACCAACCCAGACGATCTTGAAACATTGTGTAAGTCGTGTCATTCTAAGGTGGACGGTAAATGAAATGTCCCCACTGCCAGAGTCTACAACACCGTGTAATAGACTCACGCCCACGAAAGGATCATATCCGGCGCAGGCGTGAGTGTTTGGACTGTGGGCATCGGTGGACAACCAGGGAATTGGAAGAAGAGCATCAAACACATGGCAACGATTGCCCTATTTCAACCAGTAAATGATAAATTGCCACGGCGTAAAATATACCGGCGCAAAACGAAATAAACACATGGGATTTCATTTTTCACCTTCCTCTCTTCTCTTGTGTTCTTGTTCGATTAATAATTTAAGTACTTCAACCCCTGTTCGCCGGTCCTGAATCGTAAATTCCTGGAACATTTCGGCGTGTTCACGGGGGATTAAAAACGTCTTGGAAACTTTATCTTTTGGCATGGTTAAACCTCCTGTGGCAGTTTCACGACATGCCCAGGTCTTGGTGAAATCTCATCTAAGCCAGGGTGTTAGGATTAAATATCAATCGTTTTCGGGCCATACCCATCCGGGACAAGATCGCCGTTTTTTAATACGTAGGCTGTTTTGCTATAATATCGTCTGACATGTTGACGGGTGATTGCGCGTCGGTTATCGTATGCCGTGTTCCACGCTACAAACTGATCGCGCTCTTTTTTTGTCTCAAATGCATACGCTTTTGTGCCAGCGCCCTTATTGCCTGTTGCATAATAGTGTTTCATGTCGCATCCTCCTTTAAATTGTTAATCTTGCCCATATCTAAAGCAATTACTATGCCATTGCAATATAAATAATGTAATTACACCGTAACTACATCAAATTACACAAGATAATAAATAAACATCAAATAAATAAAATGTGTTCCATGGCACAAATAATGCATCACAATTTGAGACACAATTTGTAAAACGCAGTCATATCAACACAAAGCTGTATCAAACTGCAAGTGAGACACAATCGTATCAGACGTCAAAATGAGACACAATTATCCAAAAACCACTATATATAGTGGTTGCATCTACACATAACCCACGGTATAATATAAGTAAGATGAGAGAGGTCCATGCTATCGAACTGAGCTGTATTAACGAGGCATTCGGGACCGATTTTACAAGCCCGGATATAGCATGGCTATTTTTTACAACCTGGGCCGAAACACAACAGGCAATCTCACGTAATGGATATCACATCGACCACATCAATCTATCAGACTCAAAACTATCGATACCACATCAATCATAAGGGGACTACTACATGGCAGATCTATCATTAAAAACTCTCAAAATCCATTACGAGTGCCAAGATAAGGGGCGCATCAATCCATACTTTGACAATGCAATCAAAGACCTGGCCAAAAAGTACGGCATTAAACTCTATGGCACAGGCATGGACCTCACCACAGGCATAAGGGACTTGGCCTTTGGCATTCCTAAAACGCTATAAACTAAACATGATCCGGGAGGCCGCCAGAAAAGCCAGGTATTACGAGGCAAGAGCTACCATCGCCGTTAAATGGCATCAACACAAAATGGCTAATAACTATTATCGTAAAGCACGTATTCAATACCTCAAACTCAAAGGGCTGCTATCCAAGTGAATCCAACTATGACCGAGCGAAACCTATCAATGGCAGACGATAGAGCCGCCGGCATGACATACAAAGACCTAGAAAAGAAATACAACCTCGACAAGTCTACAATACACCACCATCTATCCAAGGATGAGTGTAAGGCCGTTATAGAGCACGGATCTAATCAATTAGTGCAGTTTATTCCCAAAGCTATCAACAATATTGCATCATTACTGGATAGCAATACGGACAGTATAAAGCTAAGGGTGAGTGAGGCGGTACTCAAAACCATAGGGATTATGCCCTCACACACACAGACCACATACATCCAAAACATCTATAATCAGACAAATAACACAGTAATCAGCCAGGATGTCATCGAGTTGCTCAAGTCCAGGGATCAGGCCATCGATATAGGGTATGAGGCACAAGATACCGAGGATGCTAAATGACGTTCAGCACAAGATCACACCCAAAAGCACAAGATGTACCAATAACCCACATCCAGACAATTGATAATAGTATGATACGACATAACCTATTGATATTATTGAGAGCAAGAGTTTACATATTAAGATATTATCAGACATTGATCTTGTACGGCTTGTGGTGGGCAGGCAGGGCAAAGGGTATGCTGAGACAGAGAGAGAGGGGGATCATTCAATTATCGAAGGGGGGGTACGAGCAGACACGGGACTCCTACGGGTGGGTCTTATAGTATCTATCCGTGTGCAGCACAAGGCCCGGATACAACTCATTAAACTTAAATCACTATAATGCAGAAAACAACTAAGAAACATTTTGATTCATTTGTCTCCGAGTCCTGTAAATGGATTGATATATTTGGGCTAAAAGCCTATGAAGTCCATTTTAAGCATGAAGATGTCGGCGATGGAAATATAGCAATGTGTAATCGTAACAGTGTCTCCCGGATTGCAAAATTATCTCTATGTAAGACATGGCCGGTAAAATCTATGGTTGATTTATCGGATGACAATATCAAGGTCGCTGCATTTGAGGAGGTTTGTCACATCTTTTTTTATACCCTGAGTTCATGCGCTTATTCACGGCACATTATGGAGCATGAGATTGACGAAGCTGAACACAGCATAATCAGGACGCTACAGTCCGTTTTATATCCAAAATACTGAAGGGGGCGGGGGGAGCAGACACGGGACTCCTACGGGTGGGTCTTATAGTATCTATCCGCTCAACACACAAGGCCAAAATAATGCCAATCCAGACCCCGTGTTCTCCGATTTTCGTTGATTATCTCTTGCGTGTAGTAAATTCGGGTAGTTAGGTTGTCTTGGCCCCGTGAGGGATTGGCACTTGGTGTAGTTATGTTGGGGGTAAGCGGCTTAAATTTATATAAAAATTACGATTCCGATTACGGTTGGTTACAGGCGATTATTGCCGATTAGGGGGAAATAATGAGAGATAGATGGCAAAGATTCTCCGATTAGGCGAACAAATATTAACGATCCACGCTGCACCGTTTGAATGGGACGCATTTGAGTATTTTATTATTACAGTCCCTGGACCGAAATTTTTAACAGGCAGAAACATTATGACAAATTGCGAATGCAAGAAAGATCATAATCCTGGATTGAGCAGGCTTGAGGTTTTAACCGACCTTGTAGAGTTTGCGGAGCAAAGGAGGGCAGAGGGAAGCCTATACACAGGTGGATGGGCGGATTCCTATACGGTATCGAAATGGATGGAAACGATAGGGTATTTAAGGGTCGCACTACCAGAATGTGCGGTAAAGTGTTTTGATGAAGAAAGAAGGCGAAAAAGAGAGCTTGTCGCAAGACTCCAAGGAGAATTTGATGCAAAACTCCAAGGAGGGGGCGGTTAAGCAGTTTATTGATGTTTTAAGGATTATGGTACGGCTTGAAATCGGGGATGATGCGGATCAGATTGAAGAGAAGGAAGCGGTGATGGTAGCTCAGTTTTTACAAGCCACGACCATGAACACTTTCAAGATGTGGCGTGAGTATCGGAGGTTTCCGCTTTTTCAGTTGGTTATTTTTGGGGATCACAAGGGCGGTTCGATGGTTCAGATGGACGTAACGCCGAGCAGGGTTATTCGGGAAGTATGGCAGTTGGGATCGTTATCGAAAATGCTCAAGGAGGTTATCGACAACTGGGACTTGGACATTCAGGCATCGACCAATCAACCGCCCGACATTGGAATGGGCCAGGTCAACGTTGATCTGACGGCGTATCAAGGGATTATGGACCACCTAAAAAAGAAGGGGGAAAATTGAGAATAGCGAGTAGGTTTGACGATAGGTACAAGTCGGAAAAATGCCCAAGGTGTTCCATGATTTCGCAGAATTTTCTAATTATTGACGATTCCGGGGCGTTATTTGCGTGTTTATCGTGCGGTACGGTATTTGTTCCGAGGTTCGTGCGGGATTTTATTGACGTAAAGGCGTTGCTTGAGCATGAGAAGGACTGCACTTGCGAGTATTGCGGGGAGGTTTGCAAGAGCAAGGCGGGTCGGGTTTCTCACGAAAGGCATTGTGACAAGAATCCAGGCAAGGGGGAGACTGGCGGTGAGGAATAGATTCTTCATTAGCTGAAAGAGCAAACGAGTGGGCGGCGTATCTCGCGTTTAATCAGACGGAGATAACGGCATTTCTGGATCTTATGCCGCACAAGGTTGTGGGTTTGTTTTCGGGAAATCAGGCTGGGAAAACGAGTTCAGTTGCCGAGCATTACGTTAAGAGACTCTTGGGGATTCATCCTGTTCCTGAAAAGAACGTATTAATGCGTAAGGTCCGGTGCATGAGTTCAAGTCTGCCGGAAACAAGCGATGCCGAGGAGCAGGACAACACGCAGTATTTAGAGTTAAAAAAACTCATCCCCACGGAGTTGATTGAAAAAGACATTACATCGAGGACAAACAACCTCATTGTGAAAAGACCCACGGGGTTGAGTTCTCCGAGAACGATATTTGAGTTCCGGTCTTCCAAGCAGGAAATGCAGGATTTGGGTAAGATTCAGCTTTCTTCGGTTTGGCACGACGAGGAAACCCCGAAGGGTCATCGGGAAGAATGCAAGATGCGGCTTTTGGCCGAGGGTGGGGATGAAATATTCAGCCTAACCCCTACGAATGCTCTTTCATATACCTTTTCCGAAGTGTGGCAGAGGGCCAACACGATTTTTAGAACCAAGTCTATCGTAGGAAAATTCAACCTTCCGAGATGGGAAAAGCCCAAGAGCAGCGCCGATGTTGCCTGTATTCAGATGGCGACGGATGACAACCCGACATTAGATATTGAAACGATAGAAAGGCTCTTTGAAGACATTACAGACCCCGACGAACTGGCGATTAGGCGATACGGGGTGTTCAAGCAAATTTCAGGTATGATCGTCAAGAGTTACGATCCAAAGATTTGTTATATTTCCATGAACAAGACGTTTCCGGAAGGCATACCGTATAATTGGGTATTTGGACGGGCGATAGACTACCATGAATCCAGAACTCCGTGGTCGATTGGGTGGATAACGTGCAGCCCTGAAGACGAATGGTTCTTGTGGCAGGAGTTTCACCCGGCAATCGACGGCCCCAATGCCTTCACGACCTGGGACATTGCGAAGTCTGTCGCCCGCAAGTCTATGGATTATTACTATACTGTTAATTTAATCGACCCGTTGGCGAACAAGAAGCAGTCAAATTCGGGATTTTCCGTAACGGACGATCTGAACAGGTACTTTGACCGGATTCGGCAGGATACCGGCGTAGGCACCCCCTGTTTTTGGGAGGGTTGGGACACCAAGGGTACTGCGGGTAGGGACGAAGTTGCGAAAAGATTCAAGAACTCTGCCAGATGCGGAAAACCCTTTAACAACATGGTTCGGGAAAACGGTAAACTAAGGCGCTTGCCTACCCTTTGGGTTATGGATGCCTGCCCGAAGTTCAACAAGTCCGTTCTAAACTGGTGCTATGGGGAATATGTTACGGCAGCGACCAAGGCGGTGAACGATCCCAAACCGACCCCGCAGCAGAAGAACTCGCACGACAACATGGTATTAGAGGCTTTTGCCAAGGATTACAGGTTGATACACGCTTCTCATTTAATGAATAACCCGCCGAGGCAGGCGGCACGAAGAAAACCAATTTCAGTAACGGGGAGATGATGTGGCTTTTGCAATAAAATGTCCAAAATGCGGGGAATGGGTTTTTCCGTGCGAAGAAAAAGCCTGGTTTATATGTAAGTGTGGCAGGGAAACTTCTTATGAAGAATATATGCGTATGAATTGGGGAAGACGATGGCTGAGAACCTATTCTGTCCCGGTCAGAAGGTAATAAGAAACACCGAGAGTTGGTACGCAACCTTTCGGGGAGTGCCGAAGATGAACTCTAAGGTAAAGTCTATGCTTCAGAGGTACATCAAGGGTGGCAAGCCTGAGAACGTATTTCTATTTTTCTATGAGACTTGCCAATACAGCAGCGATTACAGCGCATATTTAATGCGGCAATTTGAACAGGGGGAAATCTAATGGGAATATATGAAAGAACACGACGAGGATAAAAAAGAAGCCCCTCTTACGACATGGGAAGAAGATCTTTGCGAGTTGGTTCTGTCTGAATGGGAAAAAGGGCGGTCTTATGTAAGCGATTTAGACGACCTTTACGAAACCCTATACAAGATGCTTCGCGGGGAAAGGCCGGAAAAGAATTACGATTGGCAATCCAATCTTGTTATCAATAAGGTCTTTCAGGTTGTTTGGTCTGCAATTCCCTACATTACGCAGAAAGTCTTTGGCGCAGTTCCCCTTATGGGTGTGAAGTCCGTCGATAAGAGAGGCGCAAGCCAGCGGGAGAATATCTTAGAATACTGGCATCATCTTCAGCCGGGAAGCGACTCGCCATACACCCCGTTTTTTCTCATACTGGTGATGTGGACTCTAAGGGCCATGCTGAACGGTGTGGGGATATTGAAAAAGACCTGGCACCAGAAACTAAAGACCACGACCAAGGAAATTCAGCAAACCATTCCTATGAAAATGGACGAAGCCGGGAACGTCCTTGAATCCGAACCGCACACGAAGAAGGTCAGCGTTTCAGTACCCGTTGAGGACTGGCCCTATAATGTCATCGTCAACAACAAAGATATCGTGTTCGACTGGTTGCTTCAGCCTACGCAGAGTATCCGGCAGGGTAGGTTTATTACCCACAGGTCTATACTTGACCTTGATTCTTTGAAATCATCCAAGATTAACTATATTAACCTAGATCAGATCGAAACCACCATCAACACCACCAATTCGACTTTACGGCAAGACCACGCCGGTCTGAAGGATATGGACGGGCAGGGCGAACCCCCCGATTCAGACATATACACAGAGATAGAAACATACGAAAGGCAGGGTAAGCTTCCGGTTTACAAAGATGGTGGGGAGTGGAAACTCGACCTCGACCATGCGAACGACAAGACCAAAATGAAAGAGATGGTTATAACTGTTGCTAAAATGTCCGGTACGGATGACCACAAGGACGTTCTGCTGCGTTTTGAACCGAACCCATACGGTGAGAAGGGGTATATCGACATACACCTTTATTTCGACGCTGAGAGGTGGAACTCAATGGGATTGGCCGAACCCATCATGGACATGCAGACCGGGATTAACGATAACATCAATGCGATGTTCGATGAGATTTGGCAGAACCTAATGCCCCCGGTTGTCGTAAATAAATTTGCTCTGTGGGATTGGGATACCATGCAATACGCGCCGCAACAAAGGTGGCTTGTCGGCGGCAATCCCGCAGAGTCTATTTATTGGAAAGAACCTTCAAACATTACACGGGACGCATGGCAGAAGCATAATTTACTCGACAGCGAGATACAGCTTTCAGCCGTAACAAACGCCATGCACGGTGCGGCAAAGGAAAAGACCGCCACCACCAATGTAATGAACGCCCAAATGACTCAGGGTAAATTAGACTTCCTGGTAAAGATGGTGGAAACTACGGGCTTGATTCCATCGGCGCAAATGGACGTAAGGTTTGCCAAGAAGTTTGCCCATCGTCTGACATTCGCCACCATATTAGGAGAGCCGTTCAGGTATTCCGAATGGGAAGAGATTTACAAGTATCAACCAGCGGCCTCGAGCGTGAAGCTGGAACACCAGAAACAAGCGGAGATTCAAGAGGACATTCAACTGATACAAATCTTAGCCTCGGTTCCAAATCCGAACACCCCGATGATGCTCAACCATTTCCTTGCCAATATTATGAGAAACAGGAACGAACCCAAATTAGCGAATATGCTGGATGAGGAATACTTTGAACCGCAGAGCGATACGGGTGAATTACAGATGATGAAGAAAAGAATGGCGGGTGCGACTCCCCAGAACGAACAGGGGTTGCCAATGTCGGGTCAGGAAAAGGGCGTAAGGGGAGGAACGTTTGGATAGCATGGACAAAAAGAGCGTAACTGCTTGGAAGATGTTATTTGGCGAAGACTTTGAGGAACTCCCCGACATCAACAAACCGGAGAACTCCGCAAGGGTAAACGCAGAAATAAGGAAGAAAGTTCAGCAATTCAAGCAATTTGCAGAGGGGGTGGGAAAGCCATTATTCGACCAGTTGCAAACCGACCTGAGAAGTGGATTGTTTACCTTAATGATTTCCAGTCATAAGTGCGATTGCAACTGCAACCTATCAATTTTAACGAGGGAATTACAAGGCATTTTAAAGCTGATTGCAAAAGCTAACGAAGTAATCAGCAAAAACTAGGGGGGAACATGATTCTTATTGTGCCACCGAATCTATTGGAAACAGCGAAAAGAATTATTTACAGTAAAACCATCAAGAGTATTGGGAATTATTCACTGACGGAGTTTATGGGAGAGAAGTCTTGGGGTAGAAAAGGTTCGTATGGCAGAAACTATGGCGTATTCCCAGGGTCTTGCGATGATTATGGATATGAAATAAAAACAACAAAAGCCATGAGAAAGAGAGGTTACAAAAAGAGCTACTTCTATGAAGAATGGAACGAGCTATTTCCGAGATTTAAACAACAACCATAACTTGGGCTAACCCTGTCTAGCTAACAGGGGAAGTGAAAACTAACAAACTAAGACGCAAGTACGGGCGTACTCCCATACTATGCGTCTTTTTTTGTTGCCCATAACCCAAGGAGGATCAACATGGACCCGGTAGAACCGACAGACCCAGTTGAGCCAGTAGAACCTACTGAGCCAACGGAAGAACCTATTGAGCCGATAGAGCCTGCAAAACCTTTTAACGAGGAGCAAGAACAGTACATTGGTTCGTGGTTGGGGAGGATAGTTTCCAAGCAGTTTGACGAAAAAGTTACTCCAATGCTTCAGGAACTTAAACCTTCAGCACCGCCCCCACCTTCTCCAAACGTTGTGGAGGATTTCAACAAATCCCTTCAGGACATGATTTTCAGCGGTGACGTAGTTGGGGCGTTTGAAAGGTATTCCACCGCAAAGGCACAACAGGAAACGAACTTAACCCAGGCACAGGAAACAGCAACCAACAAGGCAATAACAACGTATTCGGAAGACCCTTTATACAAGGAAATCTATGATGACGTTAAAGAGAGGGCCAACAAGTTGGTAAAGGACGGGTTCCCCCCCATCCCCGCAGCAAGGACAGCTATGGCAGAAGTGAAAGCTGGTTACCTTGAAAGAAAGCTGACCGGCGATCCCGAAGGCAGTCTTGGCATGTTAGGCGGTGGAATAAGAACCAAAACAACCAAAGCCGTGAAACTTCCCCCTGAATTTAAGGCGGCTTGCGCCAAGGGGATAAAGGACGGGCTTTGGAAAGACGAGAAAGAATACATAGCCGATCTTTCTCCAAGAGTAAAGGCTAAGTTGGGAATTTAGGGACAATCTATGGCGAGAACCAAGACCCCGACAGGCAATGAGGATATTAACTTCTTCCGTTGTACGAGGTGTGGCTTCCCCTGCGATTTATCGAGGGACAAACAAAGACCCGGACATGGATACAGTTACACGACACCTTCCGGCGTTACACAGGATCAGTATCCCGATGACTGGACGGTCAAATTCGGATGCCCCCAGTGTGGCAAAGGAGAGTACACCAAAAAAAAATAAGGAGAAAATATTATGTGGGTAGTACGAGATTTAAGCGGCGGACCCAAACCTTCTCCTCTGAACCTATTTTACAACGGGGACTATGAGATAGACAGCACCACAAAGAGGTACAAGGGTTCCCTTGTTAAAGTAACCGATACTGCAAATGCCGAGGGTATGTTTTTGACATGGGCCGGTGACTCAACGCAGTACCAGAGCATTTTCGGAATTTTGGAGGAAGAGCAGGGTATTACCGGTAATTACCTCCCCAGCGATGCGCTTTATGGGATGAAGACGAGAAAGATTACGCCTATATTGCCGAGTTCGATTGTCAGGGGAGAGTATGCACAGACCGATCCATCAGGAACGGCTATATTGGATAATGGATGCGTGATCGCAGCCGCAAGTGCCACGGTAGCTTTGACCCTAACAGCAAGTGCAACTCATTTTGCTGGTGGTTGGTTTTACTTTGTCACCGGAGCTAACGCAGGTTATCTTCATTACATAGAGCAGAATACCACAAGTGCAGCGACACTTGGTACTGCCTGTGTAAATGCTGTGGCTACTGGCGATACTTATATTGCTATTGCCCCTGCGAATTGTACTCATATGGATCTTTGCGCTCATGAAGTTTGTTTAAAGAGCGAGGTTCTATATGGAAGCAGGTTATTCAGAGTGTTGGGTCTTATGCATTATTTGACAGACGACGGAATCCCGTTTCAGAGATTAGACCGTGACAAACATGACGGACTGAAACTTAGAAATCCAAGATTTTACCACGACTTTATCGTAGGCGGAAGTGCCACAGTTGGTAGTGTGTGGCGTGACGTTATAGTCGAAGAATAGGAGGTTTAAATGCCAGCACATTTAACTGAAAATTTTGGCGACCTCCTGGATGCGAGGATTCGCAAAATTTTCGATAAGGAATACAAGGAGAGAATTGACGAAAGTATGGTTCCCTACTTGTTCGGCAAGGAAACGTCAACCCGCAATTACGAGATAGTCAGCGGTGTGGGCGGTATGCAGGATTTACAGGACTTTGACGGTCAGATTTCCTATGACACCATCGGTCAGCTTTACGACAAAACGTTCACCTTCCCCGAAAAAGCATTGGGGTTCAAGATCGAGCGGAAGCTGTACGATGACGATATGTTCCAAATTTTCGACCGTAGACCTTGGCAGATGGCCATTTCGTCTGCAAGGACGAGAGAGAAGCACGGCGCTTCGATATGGAACGGTGCTTTCACCGGCACCGATGGCGCTGACGGTCAACCCCTGTGCAGTTCATCCCATCCGTATTCACCGGACGATGCAACCACAC